AGAATACCGCAAACAAATGTTAATAATTTAGATTTGGTATTAAGAGAGTTTAGAAAAAAAGTAGACGATTTTTATTTAGAGTCAGCCCTTAAAGAAAGAACAAGTATAGATTCTGGTACTTTACAGGTTTTATCTAACGAAGCTAAAAATGGTGTTGTAGATATGCTTGATGATATCCTTAAAACCAATACAAATTATAAAGCTGCAAAAAATACCTATGCAAAATTAAGTGAAGAGCTTGTTGTTCCTGTAAAAAATAATTTAAAAGGATTATTAAAAGGCGATGTTGATATAAATAAAGTAAAAGGTTTTATATTCAATCCAGACAAAAGAAGTGCTGCTGAAATTAAAAAAACTTATGAAATATTAAATAAAACAGATCCTGATGCTTTTCCAACACTAGCAAGAATTTATATAGAAAGTCAGGCAAATAAAGCTTTTGTTTTAAAAGAGGCTGGTGAAAGTGCAAAAACAGGTTTTAATTTATACAAAAGATTGATAGGAGATGATGCGTCTAAAGCAAATTTTAATTCTGTTTTAAGAGGTGTAGCAGAAGCAAGAGGTATAAACTCAAATGAATTAATTTTAGGATGGAATAATTTTAATGAAGTTTTAAAAAGAACTGGAAGAATTGTAAATATAGATAGTCCAGGAACACCAATTGATCCAACATTTTTACCAAGAGACCTTGCACAAATAGGTTCTTTTATGTGGCGTGTTAAGTTCGCTGGTAAATTAGATGAAAAGTTACAACAAAGAGCAATTAAACAATTAGCAAATGTTTTTACAAAAGATAATTCTGTAGAAGAATTAGTAAGACTTGGTAAAACAGGTGTTGATACTAATGAGGCAGTAAGAAGAACTGCTTATTTAGTTTCTATAAGTGAGCCTGGAAAACAATTCCAAGAAGAAAATAATATAACCCCACCACAATAACCTCATGTCACGCCAATCAGAAAGAGTTGGCCGATCTGGAGAATACTTAGTAGCCTCGCTACTTTCTTTACACGCAGATACTGTAATGATAGTTCCGCACAGCGCGGAGGCAGACATTATCTTTGATGTTGACCATACGCTATACAAGTGCCAGGTTAAAACACAATCTAAAATACAAACACATAGAGTGTCATGGCAGTTTGATTTTAGGCGTGGTGCTTTTGCTAAAAGTAGGCAATACGATAAAGATGCAATAGATGTTTATGCTTTGGTTGCTTTAGGTCCACAGAAAGTTGTCTTTACTTTTGCAGACGGAAAAAAACAGATAACCATTAAAGACAAAGAGATGCAAGCGATGGACTCGCTTAAAAATGTAGAAAACCTATTTAAAGAGCTTCGATGTCAACAGACACTTTAGGTTCTTCGTAATGCTTTACAGAGTTCATACCTAAAGATATTAGATACTCAACCACTCTATGTGGTTCTTTCTGTTCGCTCTCACAAAAATCCTTAAACTTTTTAGCAAGATGTTTATTTACATATATAGGCTTTCTTCCGTTCCTTTCGTTTAAGATACGATCATCAAACTCATATAAATTCATAGCTACCTCCTTGGTAAGTCCTTACAACTCCTCGTAATATTTAACTAACTCGTTTAAATACCATTGACATTTTTTTAAGTCCTGTATGTTCTCTTCTTTATCCTTATGTCTATATAAATATTTCCAGATATTAGATTCTAAATAAGCAGCATATCCTTTTGAACCAACTCTATCTCTTATTAGGTCTATACATTCCACTATTCCTTGGTAATGCTCTGGCCTGTTTACCATATCTGGTTTTATATCAGCAACTTTATTTTTGCTGTCTTTACCAGCTTGATCCCATTCTTCTTTTCTTATATCGTCTATCGACATATTTTCACTCCTTTTTTGTAATTAACTGTTGTATTCAAGTACATTTACATATATATTATAACAAATCAAAACAAAAAGGGAGATTAAATGGAAAAAGATAAAATCTTTTTAGATACTAAGCAACTCGCTCAAAGATGGAGAAGATCTCCAAGAACCATAGAGGGCTGGCGCGCAAAAAAAACAGGGCCAGACTATTTAAACCTAAATGGTAAAATTGTATATGATATTGACGAAATCATAAAAGCAGAAGCAGAAGCAAGGGTATCACATGAAACACGCCAAACTTAGCCCATCAGCTGCTGAAAAATGGACTAATTGTCCAGGTATGCCTACGCTTGCAGCAAAGGTTGATTATCAAGTTGGATTACCTGCCGCTGTTGGTACTTTAATTCACAACATGACAGAACAACTATTAAAAGGATTTTTAGTTGATGTCACACTTGAAGATTATTGGCTTGGCAAAAAAGAATATGTAGAAGATTTTGAAATAACAGTCGACCAAGACATGATTGATTGCGCAAAGATTTATGTGGAATATGTGCAAGAGAGAGCAAAAAGATTAAACGGCAAACTATTGGTAGAACAAAAAGTTAGATGCCAAGAAATATCAGAAGATTTATATGGTTATGCAGACGCATTAATAATCACTCCACATAAAATGTGCGTTATAGATTTGAAGACAGGTAAATATCCTGTGAGTCCTGAACACAACAAACAAGCCATGATATATGCAGTAGGTGCATTATCTCGTTATGGCAATGAAGATACTGAAGTAGAGATTACAATTGTCCAGCCACGCGCAACATGGGGTGGCGGACCTATCAAGACATGGAACACCACCGCAGAATTTCTGGTGGATTGGGCCTACGATTTCTTAAAGCCGTGCGTGGATGCATGCTTGGAGGAAAACCCTGTATATGTTTATGGGGATCATTGTCGCTTTTGTAACGCAAGAAGCATCTGCGATTTATATAAACAATATAATAAAGGAGAAACTAATGAGTGAAAATAGTGAAACCAAAAACGCTGAAGAACCAACAATTAAGTTTGCGGATGATGGCAAGGAACATAAGGTCAATGAAATGCCAGACAATGCAAAAGAGTTGATGGCTCGTTGGCAAGAAAAGAAACAAATCAGAGATGATTTTATTATAAAAGCTAATAATGATATCGATGATTTAAATACCTTACTTGGTTCTTACGAGGCTCGTATGAAAAACATATTAGAGCCAACAGAAGAAAAAAAGATTGAGGTGCAATAATGTCATTAGCTGATATAAGAAAAAAATCCGTACAAAAACCACCAAGAATAATAGTTCATGGTGAGGCAGCTGTAGGTAAAACATACTTAGCATCGCAGACAAAAAATCCAATTATGTTGGATGTCGAGGATGGTCTAGGTAAGATACAAATGGATAACATACCGTGTAAATCTTATGCGGATGTCATGGAAAATCTTGATGAGCTTGCCGTTGAAAAACATGAATACAAAACTGTTTGTATTGATTCTTTGGACTGGTTTGAGAGATTGTTGTGGGAAAAGGTTTGTGCAGATAACAACTGGGCTTCGATTGATCAGCCAAGTTACGGAAAAGGCTATGCCGAAACATTGAGGTACTGGGGTCAGTACATAGAAAAACTTAACAAACTAAGAGATAAAGGAATGATGATATTCCAGATATGTCATAGTGAGGTAAGAAAAGTGGAAGATCCACGAATCGAAGCTTACGACAGATACTCTCTTAAACTTCATAAGAAAGCTTCAGCATTATTGTTGGAACATTCTGATGCATGTTTTTTTGCAGCTAAGAAGTTAGGTACTATTAAGGTGCAGGGTAAAAGTGGTATGACTACTAAAACTGTATCTGGAGATAGAATTATTTATCCAAACAACGACCCAGCGTATCTTGCAAAAAACAGATACAACTTACCAGATGAGTTGCCAATGGACTGGAACGCAATCCGTGAGGAGATGTTGAAGTGATTGATACTAAAGAACTTAATGAACACTTTTGTGATGATGATGAACCACAATACGATGAAGATGGACTTTGTCGTCATTGTGGGGAATCGCAAGAGGATTGTTCAGAATATAAATGTTGGATTTAACAAGGAGTAAAAAATGGATTTAACAAAATATGATTTTGATAACACAGATTCTGGTTCAGAATCACAAGCAAAGATTGAACCTGGTGTTCATACTTTAAACTTTGATGGATATGAGGTTGTTACTGGTAGAAATAACTGGGAAGCAATTAAAGTATTCTTTACCGTTGGTAGTTCAACATTCAGAATTAATCATGCCTTTACAGTAGGGCATGATAATCCAGATGTTGTAAGGCGTGGCAAACATTCATTTAAAGCTATGGCAACTGCGATGGGTTTAGGCTCATTAACATCTATGGATAAGTTCATGGACAAGTCAGTCGTAGCTCCAGTAATAATGGATAATGATGACAAGTATATGGTCATTGATGAAAACTTTGGTAAGAACTGGCAACCTGCAACTGAATCTGCTGCAAAGCCAAAACCAAAAGTTGAAGATGACAATATTAAAACTGGTCCTAGTGAAGCAGATTTAGATGCAATGGGTACTACAATAGCGAGCGAGGATGAAGCACCATTTTAATTTTGATGGTAAAAACAGGCCCACTCTTTGCGGATATTGTAAAAATCCGAGTGGGCCACTACTTTACAAAGACGGAGACTATTGGTTAGGTGCGTGCAGTATGGATCATTTAAAAAAGATTAAAGAAGGTAAAAGGTTACCAAACAAAGCACAACTCAATGACGAAGGTGTTGAATACTCCATAGCACAAACCAAAGATATATATTTAGAACTATCCAGAGAAGAAGATAATCAAGCATTACATAAATGGGATAGGGATAAAAGAAAAAGGGTGTTTACTTCTATAGTAAGAGAATATTTAAACTGGGCTAACGCTGTAGCTCAACAAGACGATGAAAGGGCAAAACATGGATCTGACGAAATACTTTCCAGAAGGAAATAATTTAGAACAAAATAAACCAAAAGACACAAGCGATTTAATAAACGAAATGCAATCACAAGGGTTGCAAATAAATCATTTACAAATTACAGGCGACATAGTAAGAGTGCCAGTCAATGAATTAGCTGGTATAAAAGCTGACTCTGGTGGTCAGAAGTCTGGTTATTATGTAGTCAATGAACTCAACGGTAATTACTTCGCAACCTTTGGTAATTGGAAAACAGGCTTCGAGGGTAAATGGTCAAGCGTGAATCATCAAGCTATGACTGTTCAAGAAAGAGACAATCTACAATGTCAACTGCAAGAGGCTAAGCAAAGGGCTGATGAAACTAAAAAACAAAGGCATAACGAAGTGGCCAAAAAAGTTGAACGCTGGTTCGACTCTTATCCGAATGTTGTTGAACATGACTATCTCACAAATAAAAAGGTTAAAAATTATGGTTTAAAGCAATACCAGGATATGTTGGTTTGCGGTGTGTATTCTACAACAGGAAACATTCGTTCTCTACAGTTTATTAGTAAAAATGGTGATAAAAGATTTGCTTCTGATTCAGAAATAAAAGGAAACATATTTCTTATTGGTGCAGACATAAAAGACATTCCCAAATTAGATAAAATTATATTAGCAGAGGGTTATTCAACTTCTGCAACTATTTATGAAGCAACCCAGATTCCTGTAGCTTGCGTATTTTCTGCCAATTTCGTCATGGCAGTAGCCCTTCAGATACGCAAGCTTTCAGGTGCTAGAATTGTTGTTGCGCTTGATAATGATGAAAGCGGAGTTGGAGAGAAGAAGGCGCAAGAGTGCGTGCAGGCGGTGATTAATTCATGCGTGCGTTTGCCGAGTGAACACGGAGACTTTAACGATTTATA